AAAATACTGTTAGGAAATGTTCTTTCTGCAGCGGCAGTCTACTGGGACGTAGGAAGAAAACCCGAGAACAAAAGATTATGGGTTCTTCAAGTGGCAACAGTAACCAGAGTTGCAGTAGTTTATCATAACGATAGTATTGGAATAGACTGGCGAGTAGCATTCTAGCAACACCTAGCAAAAAAACTTCTTGACATTTTACACCACCTCATGTAGAATTGGTCTATGGCTAAAGAAGTAACTACCATATCCCCAGAAGGGCTAGAGGTTGCAAACTGTTATTTACAGTATGGCAACATTCGTGCTGTCTGTGAATTCATGGGTGTAGCGGAAAATAAGGTTGTTGATATACTCAACAAAAGAGAAGTCAAGAAGTATATTGACACGGTTTATCTAGACATGGGCTATCGCAATAAAAATAATATTGCCACACTTCTCGATGAGATGATAGCTAGTAAGTTGGAAGAGGCGCAGGAAACTGGCGTTTATTCTTCAAAGGATCTTGCTGATCTACTACAAATGGCACACAAGATGCGGATGGACGAAATCAAAGCCCAAGCCGAACTTGTAAAAGCGGAAAGCACTAATATTCGTAATCAAACAAACGTTCAGATTAACGATGCAGCTCTTCCATTTGGCCAAGGTAATTACGGCAAACTCATGGAAAAGTTACTCAATGCAAAAGAATGATCATGACAGAATTATTGAAATCGAGCGCGAAATGGCTTCTCATGAAGCTATGTGCGACGAGCGATGGAAGACTACTTTCAATCGACTTCAAGATATTGAAGACGTTTTGAAAAAGGTGGAAAATCGTATTCTAACCGCGAGTGGAAGCATTATTGTCTTCCTTGCAGGCGTAATTATTACATTACTAATGAGATAACCTATGATTTATCAAAAGCGTGGAAAATGGTTTGTTCCTGTACGAGGAGGTGTTCATAAGTACAACACAAAAGAAGAGGCCATGGCAGCAGCCGGTATAGTAGATAAAGGTCCAGACGCTCTAGAGACTCTCCGCACCAGTGCACCTGTATACAATACTTTTGAAGAAGCTGTGGATGATCACGGCGAAGACGAAGGAGACTTCGTAGAGGAAGACTGATGCATAATGGTATGCCTTGCTCCGTATCTTACGGACCTAAGAAAAAGAAACGTCGTGGCGGTAAAAAGAAAAAGTAAACGCAAGACGGCGAAAAAGAGACCTGTGCCTACAAATAAAAAATTGTATGCGCGAGTAAAAGCTGAAGCAAAACGAAAATTTAAAGTTTACCCTTCAGCATATGCAAACGGGTGGCTTGTAAAAACTTATAAGGCACGAGGCGGTAGTTACCGCATGGGAAAGTAATCATGAAAATGATGAAGAAAAAAGGTAAAAAAGCTCGCGGTAACGTTGTAAAACAGCCTACACGTCGAACACGAGCCCCAAAGCGCAGCTATTCATGGCTGATGTAAGGAGATTAAAATGGAGTGGATTGTATTATTAGTTATAGCAGGTGGTGGATATTGGTGGTGGTCTAAGCGAGCTGATAGACGTAAAGGTGGCGGCGGTACTCGCGGCGGTAACGGCGGTAGCGACCTTAAATAATGGCTCGTAAGCCCAGTGGCGGCTTAAGCAAGTGGTTTAAGGAAAAATGGGTAGATATCTCCCGTCCAAAAAAGGGCGGGGGGTACAAAGCTTGTGGTCGTAAGACTTCTAAGAAAGGTAAGTACCCAAAGTGTGTTCCAGCAGCCAAAGCCGCACGAATGACTAAAGCACAAAAACGTTCAGCAATACGACGTAAAAGAGCCGCAGGCAACCCAGGCGGCAAGCCGAGAATGGTAGCAACCTTTGCTCGGAAGAAGAGAAAGTCACGTGCCCGTAAGAAAAGTTAAAGGAGGGTATCGTTGGGGTAAGTCTGGAAAGGTTTACAAAAGTCGTAAAGCAGCTTTAAAGCAAGCCAGAGCAATTTATGCTTCTGGATATGGAAAAAAGCGTGGCCGTAAAAAGAAAAGGTAAAAAGCGCGATCCGAGACTAAAGCGTGCAGGTGTATCAGGTTATAACAAGCCAAAACGCACTCCGGGTCACTCAAAAAAATCTCATATTGTAGTCGCAAAAGTCGGAAGCAAAGTTAAAACAATACGGTTCGGGCAAAAAGGAGCAAAGACTGCAGGGAAGCCTAAGAAAGGTGAAAGCGCGGCAATGAAAGCAAAGCGCCGATCTTTCAAAGCACGACACGCGAAAAATATCGCAAAAGGTAAAATGTCGGCAGCTTACTGGGCTGATAAGGTGAAGTGGTAATGGGAGAAGAGTTAGAAAAAGTAGGGTATCATCCTGCTGATGTAAATGGGGACGGTAAGGTAAGCGACGAAGAATCAGCAATGTATCTTGAGTTCAAACGAAAAGAACTTGAAGATGCAGATGCGATGAGAGATGCACAGCGTAGCATGACTTGGTTTGCTCTTTTCGGTCTTCTACTTTATCCTTTCGCTGTTGTTGGAGCAGACGGTATTGGTCTTGACCAAGCATCCAAAATTTTGGGTGATATGGCTGCTACTTATTTTGTTTCAGTAGCTGCTATTGTTGCCGCATTTTTTGGTGGTCAAGCATATTCTGCTAAGAAGTGAAAAAGATACTGCCGCTTATATTTTTAAGCGGCTGTGTCGCAGTATCACCAAATTTAGAATCTACAGAAGATTTGGTTACGGGACAATTATATTACACTTTTAATTTAGATGTATCGTATCCAAAAAAGAAATTTATGACTCCGGAAGAATGGGCAGAATATCATATGGTTCCGGAGAGCCAAAGGGAAGCATTATATGCTACGTACAAAGAGCGTGAAGTTATTGAAAAGCGTTGGGAGAATTTTATGGAAAATTGTCTCTTGGCCTTTTCGTTGGATTGTTAGTCTCTTTTTTAATGAGTGGCAAGTTACTGTCTGGTACGATCCAATTAAAAAAACAACTTATAACTTTAAGTGGCTTGAAAAATGTGAATCAAAGCATGTAAAAGGTCGCCTGACTTCGGGAGAGCCTTTTGAAATGAAAACTCAAGAGCCGTTTAACTTTCAAATTAAAAAGGTAAAATAATGTTCGGAATGTTAAAAATGCTACCGTTGTTGCTTGTACTTGCTGGAGGCGCATATGCTTATCACACAACTACAGTAGCTCAAAAAGACGCAACGATTGCACAGTTAGAAGCAAATATAGTTACACTTCGTAATAATGTAGTAAAACTAGAAACTGCTTATGAAACGGAAGTGGCTGCACGAGAACGAGTAGAGCAGAATTTAACTAAACAGCTTGAAATGGTAGGAGCATTGACAGAAAAAACAAATGCGCTACAGGCAGAAATGGATGATTACTTATCTATCTTCAAGCGTCACAACCTTACTAAACTTGCGCGAGCAAAGCCAGGTTTAATTGAACCACGAATAAATAAAGGTACGAAAGACGTATTTCGTGCTATAGAGGAAGCGAGTCAGGAGGTAGAAAATGCGGATTCTCAGTAGTGTACTATTACTCACACTCGGAGGATGTTCAATGCTACAGCCTCAACCACTTCCAGCTCCTGAGCCGATTATTAAAACGGTAACAGAGTTTAAAACTTTAGAGATTTATCAACCTCCGCTTCCGAAAGCGATTGACTTACAGGATGTGGAGTTTTTTGTAGTTACAGAAAAGAATCTTGACGAGCAGATAGCAAGACTTGAAAAGATGCAAGACGGAACTTACGTACTCTTTGGACTTACTCCACAAGACTACGAAAACATGGCGTATAATTTACAAGAACTACGTAGATATATACGGCAGCAGAAAGAAATAATTATTTATTATCGTCAAGCAACACAAGACGATGAAAACACTGACGCAGAAGATTGGATAGAGAGAAACGAAGAAACTCTGGAAAATCAACAGCAGGACTAAAACATGGCAGTACAAGTTAGTCGGCAAGATATAGTATCCGACGAAATTTTTGAGTTACAATCTGAGGCAAGGTTCTTAAAACTTCCAGTAAATGAATACTTAGATTTACTAGGAGTTCAAGCACTTCCTTCGCAAAAAGCAATTATAAATGCGATCAATAATCCGAAGTATCGCTTTGTCTGTGCAGCCGTTTCTCGGCGTCAAGGCAAAACATACATCGCCAACATAATAGGGCAACTTGTATCACTAGTTCCCGGTTCTAACATTTTAATAATGTCACCCAACTACTCCTTGTCTCAGATTTCTTTTGATTTACAAAGAAATCTAATAAAGCACTTTGACTTGGAAGTAACAAAAGACAACGCAAAAGATAAAGTAATTGAACTCAGTAATGGTTCAACAGTTCGCATGGGTTCAGTTAACCAGGTTGATTCCTGCGTGGGCCGTAGTTATGATTTAATCATATTTGACGAGGCAGCGTTAGCAGACGGTAAAGACGCCTTTAATGTCGCTCTACGCCCCACTCTTGATAAAGATAACTCGAAAGCTATTTTTATCTCTACTCCACGAGGCAGGAACAACTGGTTTGCTGAATTCTTCGATAGAGGATTTAATGATGAGTTTCCCGAGTGGTGCTCAATTCGTGCAACTTATAAAGATAACCCCCGCATGTCTGAGATGGACATTGCTGAAGCTCGTAAATCTATGTCGGACGCAGAATTTCGTCAAGAGTACGAAGCAGACTTTAACACGTATGAAGGCCAAATATGGAACTTTAATCATGAAAAGTGTATCGAAAATAATGAGTTTCTTGATACTAGCCGCATGGATGTTTTTGCTGGTCTTGACGTTGGCTATCGTGACCCTACGGCTTTCTGTGTGATTGCTTACGACTGGGATGCTCAACAATACTTTGTACTAGATGAATACCTGGACGCTGAAAAAACAACAGAGCAACACGCCGTAGTAATTCGTGATATGATTGCAAAACATGATATAGACTATATCTATATTGATTCTGCAGCACAGCAAACTCGATTTGACTTTGCACAAAATTACGATATTACTACTATCAATGCAAAGAAGTCTGTTCTTGACGGGATAGCACACGTTGCAGCAATTGTAGACAATGATACGATGTTCGTAGACCAACGCTGTAGCGAAGTGTTATCTTGTCTTGACCAATATCAATGGGACCCAAACCCAAATCTTGCAAGAGAAAAACCAAAACACAATAAGGCATCGCACATGGCAGATGCTTTACGTTATGCACTATATTCGTTTGAAACTAGCCAGACAGGGTTCTAAAATACCTACGCAAAAATAGTGTTTGACAATCTACCTTCCACACGATATAATTCTGGATACTAGAAATGAAAAAGCTCAAAAGAGATCCAATCAAGTACATTCGAGACCGAGCTAAATCAAAGTACGAAAAAGGTACAGAATGTTACATTTGCGGAACTGACAAAGAACTCGACTTTCACCATTTTTACACGTTAAGTCCTTTGTTGAAAGAGTGGCTAAAGAAAAAGTCACGAGAACGCCCGGAACACTATGTTGATGAGTACATTGTAGTTTGGCGCGACGAGTTCATCGAAGACAATTGGAAAGAGCTGTACGAAGACACAATTACCATTTGCCATAAGCACCATATGGAGCTTCATAAATTGTATGGCAGAAACCCAAGTTTAGGTACTGCAAAAAAGCAGATGCGCTGGGTAGAGATTCAACGAGACAAACATGGCATGGTATGATAGATTAATCGGACGCAAGACGGAAGTAGAGGAAAAATTAAATCCTATACAGCCGTACTATGAAAAAGTCACAGAGCCTACTAGAGAGCCTTATCATAGCTATGAAAAAGCGTACGAAGACCTTGAAATTGTTAATCGAGGCGTTAATTTAATAGTAGATGACTGCGCAGAAATCAATACCGTAGTAAGTAGAGAGTCTAAGATTTCAGGAGTAGTAAAAGGCGTTAAAGCTTCACGAGTAGATTTACTGCTGAATAAAGAGCCTAATCCTTTTCAAGATATTTCTTCTTTCCGTCGTAATTTGTTTACAGACTATTTATTAGACGGAAATATTTTTATTTACTATGATGGCGTACATATGTACCATTTGCCTGCGAGTAAAATGACGATTCATGCAAGCAAGACAACTTTTGTAGACCATTATAGTTTTGACGGAGGTTCTCAGAAGTTTTCTCCAAGTGAAATAATTCATGTAAAAGAGAACTCATTTTACTCAATTTATAGAGGAGTGTCTCGACTGAAGCCCGCACTTCGCACAATGATTTTAATGCGTCGTATGCGAGACTTTCAAGATAATTTCTTTAAGAATGGAGCAGTTCCAGGTCTTGTACTTAAGTCGCCAAATACGTTATCAGAGAAAATTAAAGAGCGTATGATTCAGTCTTGGCAAGCTCGTTATAGCCCTGATGCGGGAGGTCGTAGACCTCTTATTCTTGATGGCGGAATCGAAGTAGATGACTTATCCGATGTAAACTTCCGCGAACTTGATTTTCAGGCTGCAATTGCAGAAAATGAAAAAATTATTCTGAAGTCTCTTGGTGTACCACCTATTATGCTTGACTCAGGAAACAATGCGAACATTCGTCCAAATATGCGTATGTATTATCTTGAAACGATTCTTCCTATTGTGAAAAAACTAAATGTAGCATATGAGCGATTTTTTGGGTTCTGTATTAGTGAAGACATTACTGATATACCTGCTCTTCAACCAGAACTTAGAGATGCAGCATCTTATTATACTTCGCTTGTGAACTCTGGTATCATTACACCAAATGAAGCACGCGTAGCAATGAATTTTATAGAAATGGACGGCTGTGAGACTATAAGAGTTCCAGCAAATATTGCAGGAAGTGCAGTAGACCCAAATCAGGGTGGGCGTCCCACAGAAGAAACACCAGAGGAGTAATTATGGCGACAATGAGAGCCAAAAGATTTATAGTAAATGACTTATATACTCAAATGAAAAGTCATGGACTGACCACAAGCTGCACGTATAATGAGTACAAGTCTGCAGTAGGCCCACGAAATGCCATTAGTCAGAGAGACATTGCAAAAGGTTGGAGAAGCCGATGGGCTGTAATAATGAGTCAAGTAAAAAAGCAGCACCCCGATATTGATGAAGTTATTAATTCAGTAGTACCAGAATTTACTTTTGAAGAAAAAGTAGAAGAACCTAAACTTTCAGGTTTGGAAGCACTTAAATCAATGAGTGCGAATAAGGATGAAGAAGATGGAAAAGATTTTTAATCTAACCTCCACTTTTAAAGCCCTCGACGAAGATGACGGAGGCGTACACATCTGCGGTATGGCTAGCACAAGTGATTTTGACCGTGCTGGCGATGTTATTGATGCAGAAGCGTGGACAAAAGGTGGTCTTAACAATTTCGAAAAGAACCCTATTATTCTTTTCAATCACGATTATAACAAGCCTATTGGACGCGCTACAGGACTTAAAGTCACTGAAAACGGTCTTGAACTAAAGGCTAAAATTTCTAAATCTGCGCCCGATCATGTGGCT